GTTCAACGATTACTGCAGTAAGATTAAATTTTAATAATACTGCTTCTATGAATGTTACTGTGACAAATGGAACATCTGGCAATGCAAATATTGCGTTTAGTGCAAACAACTCAAATCCACAATTGCTTGGACCACAAGGTGTAACAGGATCACAAGGTGCTCAAGGTATACAAGGAAGCAATGGAAGCAATGGAAGCAATGGATCGCAAGGTGCTCAAGGCGTCCAGGGAACAAGTGGAGGCAATGGAAGCAATGGATCACAAGGTGCTCAAGGCGTCCAGGGAACAAGTGGAAGCAATGGAAGCAATGGATCACAAGGTGCTACTGGCGCACAAGGAACAAGTGGAAGCAATGGAAGCAATGGATCACAAGGTGCTACTGGCGCACAAGGAACAAGTGGAGGCAATGGAAGCAATGGATCACAAGGTGCTACTGGCGCACAAGGAACAAGTGGAAGCAATGGAACCAATGGAACCAATGGATCACAAGGAACTACAGGAATTCAAGGAAGACAGGGAACAAGTGGAAGCAATGGAAGCAATGGATCACAAGGTGCTACTGGCGCACAAGGAACAAGTGGAACCAATGGAACCAATGGAACTGGTGGATCAATTACAAATGATACAAGTTCTGGCACCACATATTATCCACTACTAACAACAGCAACTAGTGGAACTCTCTCTGGTGCTACTGTAAGTTCAACTAAACTATCATTTGTTCCATCAACTGGAACGGTGACTGCTACAGACTTCGCAGCAACTTCTGATGCAAATTTGAAGACAGTTGTAAACAATATTCAAAATGCTACTGAAAAAATAAAGAGCATTAGTGGTGTAGAATTCGTTTGGAATGATACAGCAAAAAATATTGGTGTGAGCGATAGCAAAGAATTGCAAATTGGTGTTCTAGCGCATCAAGTAAAACAACTATATCCTTCTATGGTCTATACGCACGAAGATGGATACATGAGAGTAAATTATGACAAATTAATTCCAATTTTAATTGAATCGATTAAAGAACTCAGCGATAAAATTGACAGTATTCAAGGAAAATAAGAATGACTTTGCAGAGCAGCGCCAGTGGCGCAGATCCGTTAAAATTTTCAGAGATTCAAGCTGAATTTACGCCACAAGGATCTGCTAGTAATTTTCGAGCATATTTGAAAGGAGCAGGCATAGTACAAAGCAATGATATTGTGCCTAATGTTCCAACTTCAGGTACGATGAATATTTTAAATTTTTTGGGCGCCGAGTGTTTGCATGCTACATTGAATAATTTTAATGCTGGAATACAAGACATAATATTAACTAAAACTTCAAATGCTCCAGGCACTGCGGCATCAGCAAGAGTTGGTATTAATTTGTACAGTGACGGCAGCGCAATATATTACTACGCAACGAATACTGTAGTAATTGATAATTTTACAAGTTTTACTTGGAAAACTGGTGGCGGTTCATCTGGAAATTATTATGCATATATGTATGCGCCTACTGGAGATTCATTTTCAGAAAATGCAGGAACTGATACTCCATTAATATTAAGTTCAACTAGAAATTGGCGTTTAGATGCTTTTGCTATAGCAGAGAAATCATTAACCTCTACTTTAGAAATTCGCAATTCTAGTAACGACGTTTTAGTGTCAAAAACATTAAGGTTTACTGTAACTGCAGAAAGCACTGATTAATATAAAAATAAATAAAACGGATAAATTAAATGGCATCACCAACATCTCGTACAGAATTAAAAGACTATTGTTTGAGAAAACTTGGATTTCCTGTGATCGACATCAACGTTGATGATGACCAATTAGATGATAGAATTGATGACACATTGCAAAAATTCCGTGAGTTCCATTATGATGGAACTGAAGAAATATATCTTGCTCATCAAGTTACTAATGGTGACATATCAAACACATATATCACAGTGTCAGACAACATAATAGGAATAACTAGACTTCTTCCAGTCAGTTCTGGATCAATCAGTTCAGATAGTTCGCAAGGATTTAATATATTTGATATAAACTATCAAATTCGTTTAAACGATTTTTATAATCTATTGTCTAGTTCATACACATATTATGTCATAGCAAGAGAACATTTGGCTATGCTAGATATGATTGTTACTGGAGAAATTCCTTTCTCTTTCAATAAAAAAGTTGGTAGAGTAAATTTGTATATGGATTGGACTGGAAGATTGGCAGTTGGAGACTATATCGTGTTTCAAGCAACACGCATAGTAGAACCAACAACTTATACAAAAATATTCAATGATTCATGGGTAAAATCATATACAACTGCATCATTTAAACAACAATGGGGTGCAAACATAACCAAATACACTAACTACACGCTTCCTGGTGGATTAGTTGTAAATGGTGAAAAAATATACAATGATGCTGTTGCAGAACTTGCACTGTTAGAACAGCAACTTAGAGATGAATATGAATTGCCACCGCAAATGTTTGTGGGGTAACTAATGGGTACTAGTGTATACTTCAACAATCAAAACGCAACACGCGAACAATATTTGGTTGAAGATTTAATTATTGAATCAATTAAAAATCATGGAATAGATATCTATTATATTCCTAGAGATTCTCACTCTACTAATGATGAGTTATACGGTGATGATCCTGTGAAGAAATTTACAAAAGCATATTCTATAGAGATGTATCTAGAATCTTCCAATGATTTCGAAGGAAACCAAGAATTTTTTGGCAAGTTTGGATTAGAGATTCAAAAAGCAGCCAAAGTTGCTGTTGCTCGTCGCACATTCGAAAGATATATCCCAACATCTGTTCGCAATCTACCAAAAGAAGGCGATTTAATTTGGCTTCCAGTGCAACAAAAACTAATGGAAGTTCGTTTTGTTGAAGAAGAAAAAAACTTCTTCCAAGCAGGTAAGGTTGCACCATACATGTATGGATTGAATTTAGAAGTCTTCAAGTACAACGGCGAACTAATTCAAACTGGTATACAAGAAATAGATGACATTACTGATCAAGTAGCATTTGCTATTAATTTTACATTGGCTTCTGGCGGAACTGGTTCGTTCAGAGAAGATGAAGTTGTATATCAAGGAACATCTTTATCTGCTGCAACTGCCAGGGGTTATGTTGCTGGTTGGGATATTTCCACTAGAATAGTCAAAGTTAGAAATATCAAAGGCGAATTCGCTGCTGGAGCAATTGTTGGCTCTACAAGTGGCGCGCAATGGACAATATCTGCATTAAACGACCAAGAAAATGCAAATGATTTATATGATGATAATGTCAGAATTCAAGGTGAAGCGTCTGACTTTATAGACTTTACTGAAAATAATCCATTCGGTGAGCCATAATGTTATCTTCTAGACATTTCTATCATAGAACAACTAGAAAATTGGTTGTAGCATTTGGGACTATGTTCAATAATCTCAAATTATATCGATACACAAAAGATGGTGACACTGAAATTGAACGAGTTACTGTCCCACTAACATATGCCAATAAAGAAAAATATTACACACGCATAACTCAAGATCCAAATCTAGCAAAACAAACATTAATTGATTTGCCTAGAATGGCTTTTGAGATGGTTTCTATAACATATGATCCTTTGAGAAAAATATCTAATTACAACGAACTGTTTTCACCAGGACAAGATGGTAATAAAATTACCACAGTGCGCGCAGCGCCATATAATTTTGCCTTTGATTTAAACATATATGTTCGCAATATAGAGGATGGTTCGCAGTTAATTGAACAAATACTTCCTTACTTTACACCCGATTATACACTAGCACTAAATTTAACTGGCATTCAAAATGACATTGTTAATGTGCCAATAGTATTAGAATCTATTTCGTATGAAAACAGAGTTGATTCTGATAACGAATCAACACGAGTTATTGTTTGGAATCTAACATTTACCGTACAAGCATTTTTGTATGGGTATATTAATGACGACATTAAGATTATTCGCAAAGTCACCGCAAATACTTTTGATAGCACCGCATTACAGAAAAAAGAACAATTAATAACACTGAGCAGTGGATCTGGTCAGTATAAAATTGGTGAATTGGTTTTCGTTGGAAGCAAGTTATCAACTGCCAACGCGAGTGGATTTGTTGGTAGTTGGAACAACACATCAAACCAATTATTTGTAACTGATATTACAGGTACATTTAAAACAAATTCTAGACTTATTGGAGCAGTGACAAATGCTTCATATGTAATTTCTTCTTTTGCAGATGCTGATAATAAACTTATGAAGTTGCAAGTAACTCCAAGACCTAGTACTGCAAATGCAAACAACGCATTTGGATTTGACGAGAGCATTACATACTATCCTAATATAACTTAATTATGAGCAATGTAGATAAGAATTTAGCAGAAATTTTGAATACTGATTATGTGCCTGTAGTGAAAGAAGATAAACCCATAACAGTTCATCAAGATAATACTGAAAACCCAGACGCGAATTATTCTCGCGCAAATTACTATAATCTTATTGAGAAAGGCAACGAAGCACTCGATGGTATTTTAGAAGTTGCCAAAGAATCGCAGCACCCAAGAGCGTATGAAGTAGCAGCAAACATGATTAAGAATCTCTCTGATGTAACAGAGAAATTAATGATTCTACAAAAACAGCAAAGAGAATTACAGCCTAAAGATGCTGCTTCAACAAATATTAATGTCGACAAGGCAGTATTCGTTGGGTCTACAGCTGATCTATTGAAGAAATTAAAGAATGAATCTAACGACTAGAATGAAACATTATTTGGGTAATCCTAAACTCAAGAGAGTTG